GCGGGAAGTCGGTTTCTGCGGTCAACCACATCATCAAGTCCGCAATAGAAAACCAGAAGGAGGCTCCAAGATATGCGTTTATTGGGCCTACCTACTCCCAGACAAAACGAGTTATCTGGGATTACCTCCTCAAGTTTACCGAGCCCCTTAACGCCACTGCCAATATTGCGGAGCTTCGGGTTGATTTCTGGGGCAGACGCATCCAGCTTGCAGGGTCTGATAACCCAGACTCTCTTAGAGGACAGTATTTTGACGGGGTTGTATTCGACGAGTTCGGGGATCAGAACCCTAAAATTTGGTCGGAAGTGGTTCGTCCGGCCTTATCGGACAGAATGGGATGGGCGTTATTCCTCGGAACCCCAAAGGGAAACAACCACTTCAAGACCTTAAGAGACCATGCAGAGCAGCATAACGATTGGGCACTGCTTGAGTTCCGAGCATCCGAAACTGGTCTTATCCCTCAGGCTGAACTCGATGCAGCCAAGTCCGAGATGGGAGACGACAAGTATCTTCAGGAGTTTGAGTGTTCCTTTGACTCAGCCATCGAAGGGAGTTACTACGGGCAACTTCTCAATGAGCTACCGTCTGAGCGATTCCATGACATACCTGTAGATGGATTAGCCAAAACTTATGCAGCCTGGGATCTAGGAATAGGCGACTCCACTGCAATCTGGGTTTGTCAAAGAGTGGGCCTAGAAACACGACTCATTGACTTTGTAGAGAACCACGGTCAAGGACTTGACTGGTATGTGAACTGGCTGAGAACAAATCACTACGAACTAGCCGAGCAGTTACTGCCTCACGATGTGCAGGTGAGGGAGTTAGGCTCAGGAAGATCTAGGCTGGAACTCCTGCAAGAAGCAGGGCTAAACATTACGATTGTGCCGAGAATGGGTGTTGACGATGGGATACAAGCCGTGAGAAGGCTGATTCCATTTTGTTGGTTCGACTCCAAAACTAAGCGCGGAGTGGACGCACTACGCAATTATCGGAGACAATACGACGATAAGCGTCAAGTCTATTGGGATAAGCCCTTGCACGATTGGGCATCTCATGCTTCTGACGCATTTCGGTATCTTGCGGTTGGTATGTCAGAGCAAACAAGTTGGTCTAAGCCGCTGAAACCTAACGTATCTTGGGTGGTCTAAATGGATGACGGACGATTAAAGGCGATTCTCCAAGGTGAGATTGATAACGCGATAGGTTTCTTGGAGACCGAAACGGTCGAGCAACGTAAGAACGCGCTCACTGCCTACATGCGTGACCCCTACGGAAACGAGGTAGAGGGTCGCAGCCAGATCGTAACCGGAGAGGTTGCAGAAGCTATCGACGGGATGCTTCCTCCTCTCATGCGTTTGTTTACGTCTGCCGATCAAATCGGTGTGTTTGAGCCTGTAGGCCCGGGTGATGAGCCTATGGCAATGCAGGCTACTGAATATTGCAACTGGGTGCTGATGAAGCAAAACCCAGGCATTTCGATCATGCACGACTGGTTCAAGGACGCGATCCTTCAGAAGGTCGGCGTTATCAAAGCCTACTGGGACGATTCGATAAGCGTTACTAAGGAACAGTACGCGAACCTGACAGACGATGAGCTAGCCATGCTTATGTCTGACGGGACGATGGAGATCGCAGCGCAAGAGACGATTGAGCAGGATATAGACGGTCAAGTCATGCGTGTTCATAACGTCGCGCTCATGCGTAAGACAAAGGCAGGGAAAGTTAAGGTCGAGAACGTGCCTCCCGAAGAGTTCTTGATCTCTAAGGCTGGAAAGACCGTTCGAGATACGCCTTTTGTCGCGCACAGGAAACTTATTACGAGGTCGGATCTTGTTTCAATGGGGTTTGATCCTGAGATCGTGATGAACCTTCCGGTCTACAACGACCTTGAGTTTAGTGCTGAGTACATAGCTCGATACAACCGAGACGAGCAGCCCTACATGGAGCCAAGTCTCGACAAATCCATGCAGACGGTTGAAGTGTTCGAGTGCTACCTAAAGACTGACTACGACGGGGATGGGATCGCAGAACTAAGACGAGTGCATTTTTCGGGCAACGAAATCCTAAGTAACGAGGAAACCGACTATGTGCCGTTTTACACCATCTGTCCTATTCCGATTCCTCACAGGTTTTTTGGGGATTGTCCTGCTGATCGTACAGTTGATCTCCAGCTTATCAAAACGACTGTAACGAGGCAGATGCTTGATAACCTTTATCTTCAAAACAATACCCGTATGGGTGCTGTCGAGGGTCAGGTCAACCTCGACGATCTCTTGAGTGTCACTCCTGGCGGCGTGGTGAGGATGAAGAATCCTGCCGCACTGGTTCCGATTACGACACCTCCTGTTGGTCAGCAAGCCTTCCCTCTCTTAGAGTACCTTGATCAGGTTCAGGCTAAACGCACAGGCGTTACAGAAGCCTCTCAAGGTCTTGACCCTAACATCCTACAGAATGTCACTGCCGCGGCTATAGCGGCCCTTACGCAAGCCTCACAAGGAAAGATAGAACTCATCGCTAGGATCTTTGCAGAAACAGGCGTAAAAGACTTATTCAAAGGGTTATTACATCTTTTATGCAAATACCAGGACAAAGCAGTTTTGATTCGGATGCGTGGGCAGTACGTCCAGTACGACCCAAGAGAGTGGTCGAACCAGTACGACTGCACAGTGAATGTCGGACTTGGTACGGGGAGCATGGAGCAAAAGATGGCAATGCTCAGTATGGTTCTATCAAAGCAAGAGCAGATCATTCAAGCGTACGGCCCGAACAATCCTTTGGTTTCTGTCTCGCAGTACAGATCAGTATTAGGAAAGTTGATTGAGGCAGCAGGGTTCCCAGATTCAGCAGCGTTCTTTAAACCTGTAGGCCCAGAAATTGATGCTGCACTTGCACAACCTCAACAACAACAAGGCCCAGACCCTGCTATTCAAATGATGATGGCGCAGGCCCAAGCAGACATCGAGATCAAGCGTCAGAAAGCTATGGCCGATATTCAGCTTGCAAGGGAAAAGGCTTTGGCCGAGTTAGAACTAAAGCGTATGGAGTTCGAGGCAGAAGCGCAGATGAAGGCGATGAAAGTCGGGGCAGGTATTACTGGCAACGTTGAGATACCAGGGTAATCATGGCTACATACAACGGATATACAACCGATCAGCTTAGGGCGTTTGTCAATCAATACTTCTCAAACCCTAACAGCGCAGACGTTCAGTATCTTCTTAATCAAGGTCTGATCTCAAACACAAACCCCGATACTCTTTTGTACTTTGGCCTAACAAATATGTTAGGTTTTAGTCCTGATGTGGCTAGGTCTGCCGTGTCGGATGTTTTTGCCGCTTCTCCTACACCTGAGCCTGGAACACCTGAGCCTGTATACGAACCACCTCCAGTTTACGAACCACCTCCGGTTTACGAACCACCACCACCAGTTTACGAGCCTCCGCCTCCAGCTCCTCCGCCACCGGAGCCCGTGGTTACGCCTCCACCGGTTGTCACGCCTCCTCCTGTAACAACTCCGACGGTGCAAGAGGTCATTAATACCATCACGCAACCAGTGAGTACACCTGTGACAACACCAACTTTAGAGTCTTGGCAGAAGCTAGACGCAAGCGGGAACATCGTTCCTAAGACGATGGCTGATTACACGTTGGCAGAAATGATTCCCTACGCGCAGAACGTGATCGCGCAACAACAAGCAGCAGGAACTTACGTTACGCCTGCTCAGTTTCAGACGTTTGCAGCACAACAAGGTGTTCCTGAAAGCCAGATCCCTGCGCTGATTGCTTCTTTGACATTTCCGACTGCGCCAGTTACAACACCTCCAGTAACGACCCCTCCGGTTACAACACCACCAGTCACAACACCTACAACAACAGGCCCGAAGCCATTGTCTGCGTACACGAGCGCAGAGATGATTCCGTATATACAGAATCTTTTCCGCGACAATCCAAATGCTACGGCGCAGATGGTTAGGCAGTACGCTATGTCGCAGAATGTTCCTGCGAGCGTGATTGACGCGGCTTTGGGTGGTGTGCAGGTTCCGACTGCAAACTTCTCGCAGTTCACGGTGGGCGGCGGGAATACTCGTCTTGCCACACCTACAACTGACTTCTTTTACGGTGCAGGCCCGACGCAGCAAGCCCCTTATATGTTCAAGTCTGGGGCAGCAGGTTATACCCGTTTGTTACCACAGTCCCTAGAGTTTGGTATCCCTGCTGTCACCGGAACCAAGCCTTTGTTTCAGCCTGGAATCTTTGATAAGACAGCATTGCAAAAGGCTTACGAGGGCCAGACGGGACAAACCTACGGCGGCGAGGTTCTTCCTGGTGACGATATACGCCAAGCAAGCTACATGGGCGGGAAGATTACGCCAGACAAGATTGCTTATGAGAAAGGCGGGAAAGTCAAAGGTTTACTTGGGCCCAAGCCTGATAGTCCTGACGATGGTTATGCAAGCCTACAGGTTGGTGAGTACGTCATTCGTAAGAAGGCTGTCAACAAGTACGGCGAGGATTTCTTAGAGGCTCTAAACGAGTCACGAATCCCTAAAAACAAGGCTAAAGGACTCTTATGACCCAACGTTGGGAACGAGCAAAGGCTTTACTTGGCGATGAGTTTCTGACAGAAATCTTCGCTGAGTTGGAAAAAGACAACATCGAGCGTATTATCAATAGTCATCAGGACGACATTGAGCTTCGTGAGGATTCGTATCTCATGATTAGCGCAGTTCGTCGTGTGAAAGCGCGTCTTGAGTCCGTTGCCGCCGAAGGCGAGATGAACAAGAGACGATTCAAACTTTTTAAGTAGAGGTTAGTTTATGGAAAGCAGCAACCCGCAAGGGACTAGCTTGACAGTGGGACAGGCAGCAAATGCGTTTCTTGGGATGATGGATGGCGGTGGGACTCCAGCGGAGCAACCAGAACCCCAGTCAGAAGAACAGGAACTTGCTGTCAGTGAATCTGAGTCTGAGGAAGTCCAAGAGGAGGCTCAAGAGGAGGAACAGCGTTTTGTGGTGAAAGCCGCGGGTGAAGAACGCGAGGTGACCCTCCAAGAGTTGATCGAAGGCTACCAAAAGGGCACTGATTACCATAAGAAAACTAACGCGCTTGCAGAACAGCGTAAAGCAGTCGAGGCAGAAAAAGCCGCTGTTGAGCAAGCAAAGCAGGCACGAGATGCCTACGCCGAGCGACTGAAGGTGATGGATCAATTCCTAAGCCAACAGATGCAAGGTGATGATATTGAGAGTTTGAAAGAGACCGATCCGATAGCTTATGCGGTGAAGGTCGCGGAAATGACTCGCCAAGAGAAGCAACTCCAGCAGTTGAGAGCCGAGCAGCAACGCATTGCCAGAGAGCAACAAGCCGAGCAAGAGGTTCATATGGAGAGGCGTATCGCGGAAGAGGCGCAGAAGGTTGCAAGTGCAATCCCAGACTACGCCGATCCGAAGAAGGGTGAGAAAGTCCGTAGTGATTTAAGAGCGTTTGCAAAGAGCATCGGTTACTCTGACGCGGAACTTGCAAGTGCGACTGACTCTCGTGCCGTGGTGACGTTATGGATGGCCGCGCAGTATCAGAAATTGCAGCAAAGTAAGCCTGGGGTAACCAAAAAGGTTACGGAGGCTCCGAAGTTGCTAAAGCCTGGGACTGCCACAGGTAAGACCATTCAGTCAGAAGCAGCAAAACAGGACTTTGCGCGTCTCAAAAAGACAGGTAGTCGACAGGACGCTGCAAGGGTTTTTGAAAGATTCTTGTAATCAGGAGTTAAAAATGGCCGTTCCTTCAGGTACATTCCAGACCTTCACCGCTATCGGTCAGCGTGAAGATCTAACCGATGTTATTTACAACATCAGCCCGACCGAGACACCTATCCTTTCGTCGCTTGCTCGCACCAAAGCAACGGCTGTCTACCACGAGTGGCAGACCGACACGTTGGCAGCAGCAACAACCAACAACGCACAGGTTGAAGGTGACGACGCAACCGCAGCAACTATCAGCCCGACGACCCGTCTCGGTAACTACACTCAGATCGTTGCTAAGACGATCCAGGTGTCAGGAACCATGATGGCTGTTGACCTTGCAGGCAGACGCGCAGAAAAAGCCTACCAGCTTTCCAAGGCTTCGCAGGAACTAAAGCGCGACCAAGAGACCATTCTTGCTGCTAACCAGGGACGTAGTGCTGGCAATTCAACCACGGCTCGCAAGTTGGGTTCGCTTTTGTCTTGGCTCAAGACCAACTCGAACTACAACACGACCGACGGTGCTAACCCCACCACAATCGGCGTGAGCACTCGCTCGGATGGTACGACCCGTACCTTTACCGAGACGATCCTCAAGGATGGCGTTCAGCAGGTTTACACCTCTGGTGGAAGCCCCAAGATCCTCGTGGTTGGCCCTGCTCTCAAGCAGACCGTTTCGGCTTTCGCGGGTATCGCAGCACAGCGTTACATGGCACCTTCTGATGCACCGACGACCATCATTGGCGCGGCTGATGTTTATTTAAGTGACTTCGGTTCGATTTCGGTTGTACCTGATAGGTTCGTTCGTAGCCGTGACGCGTTCATCCTTGATCCGGAATACGCAGCAGTTGGTTATCTGCGTCCCTTCCAGACCAACGAGCTTGCCAAGACTGGTGACTCCGAGAAAACCCAGATCCTTGCTGAGTTCACGATGGAAATGCGTAACGAGGCTGCCCACGGTATCTTGGCTGACCTCAAGACAGCGTAACAAAAACTGTGGTAAAAAAGAGGGAGGCGTAACAACCTCCCTTTTTTTATGCTCAAAACTAAATTTCATGCAACCGACGACCAGTATGTCTTTGAAAGAGTTCAAGACATAACGGCTATTATCGAGCAGAACAAAGCACTCTATAACGCCACTGACGAGCGTGAGCGTTGGGGTGAGTGGACGCGGTACGCTCAACTACCCTATGCAGTAATTGACGATCTAAACAACCAAGGGATTATGCGTGGCTTTGCCATCGTAGACGAAAAGAAATTCAGGGCGTGGATGAACGACCCAGAAAACAGACACTTCAGAACTCGTCCAGGAAAAGTATGAAGATAGCTCTTTGTGTTCCATGTCGGGACACGATGATGACGGGTACATCCTTCGATATGGCTCGTCTGGCAGCATACGACGGGGCCAATAGATGCGCGTTAACGGGAGGTTCGTTCCTCTTGTACACCGCCCCAGGTACTCTCATATTCAGTCAAAGAGAGTCATTAGCCAAAGAAGCGTTAGCCGATGGTGCTGAGTACATCCTTTGGGTGGACTCAGACATGAGGTTCCCAAAGAACACGTTAGAACGACTGTTAGCTCACGGACAAAAGATTGTCGGGGTTAATGCAGTCACAAGGCGTAAACCAGTTCTACCGACGGCGATTAACTTTCACGAAGATAAAGAGATCTTTGAGAAGATTGAGAGTCGAGGTAAGAAGGGTATCGAGGAGGTGACTGCTGTAGGTTTTGGGGTTGTGCTAACCCATAAGTCTGTGTTTGAGGCTATGCCGCAACCTTGGTTTGATGTAGTATGGGGGGCGGGTGGTCTAATTGGCGAAGATGTGCATTTTTGCGTGAAAGCCCTAGATCACGGGATTAAGACTTTCGTGGATCACGAATTGAGCCTCGAAATAGGACACATCGGGACGCACGAATACCGGTGGAGCGATGTCGAATATGGCCCTAAACAGTTACGCCAATCTACAGACAACAATAGCTAATTATCTCTCACGAGATGATCTTACTTCCGCGATCCCTGACTTCATCCAACTCGCAGAGATTCGACTCCGTAGAGATTTACGCTTGCGGCAAATGCTTACGCAAACATCGGTTACGGCGACCGGTGGAGTCTCGACAATTAACCTCCCTAGTGACTTCTTGCAAGCAAGGGATGTGTACGTTGACTCTGACCCCGACTTCCCTATTACGTTCGCAACGCCGAGCATCTTTATTCGGAACGGTAGGACGAACCAAAGTGGTGTACCAGCTTTCTACACCATCCTTGGGTCTACGATTCAATTTGCCCCAATTCCTGACAGCAATTACGACATCAAGATCCTCTACTACGCGGCCCCTGCGTTTTTATCTACGTCAAACACGACAAATCTCTGGCTTACGACCTGTCCGGATGCACTCCTCTACGGGTCGCTAGGCGAGGCCGAGCCCTACCTTATGAACGATCCCAGGTTACAGACCTGGGGTGCGCTTTATGATCGCGCTATAACTGCACTCACGCGTTCAGACGAGGAAGGTCAGTATTCGGGTGTGCCTTTAACCATGACGTTGGCTAAACGATGAGAGTCAACTTTGGTGAGTGGTTGCCGGATCAACCAGGGGTAGCAGGTGCGCTGGTTGAGGCGTTAAACGTTATTCCTCAACAGGTGGGTTATGGGCCTCTATCTGCGCCTAGTGAATGGAGCAATGCGGCTTCAGAGTCGCTTAATCAAGTTGTGTCTGCGACTTCTACGGATGAGTCAAACACGGTCTTTGCGGGCGGCGAGACGAAGCTATTTAAGCTAGGAACAAACAGGAACCTTACGGACGTTTCTAAGGCTGGAGGTTATACAACCCCTTCAGATCAGAAATGGCGGTTTGCTCAGTTTGGCAACCGACTGATTGCCGCTAATGGTGGCGACAGACTTCAGGGATGGTTATTAGGCACATCCACAGCCTTTGCAGACCTTGGTGCTGCTGCGCCTAAGTCAAGGTATGTAACAACGGTCAGAGACTTTGTGGTTGCGGGATTCAACAACGGAACAACGGTCTACCCCAATAGAGTCGAGTGGTGCGCGTTAGGTGATGAAACAAGCTGGACTCCTTCCGCTACAACGCAAGCAGACTATCAAGACATCCCAGACGGTGGGCATGTCAAGGGTTTGACGGGCGGTGAGTTTGGGCTCGTGTTTATGGATCGTGCGGTTGTCCGCATGTCTTACGTTGGAAGCCCTCTTGTGTTTCAGTTTGACACGATCTCGCGTGGTTTAGGGTGCTTAGAGTCTGGGTCTATCGTTCAGTACGCAGGATCGAGCTTCTTTTTGTCTGATGACGGGTTTTATGTCTGTAATGGGCAGACTGTGCAGTCTATTTCCGTTGAGAAGATCGACCGTTGGTTCTTCAATACGGTAGACATCTCACAACTGTCTACGATGTCTGCTGCTGTAGACCCCCTTAAAAACCTTGTGATATGGGCGTTTAAGACGGTAGACCAAACAACTGCTCTGCTCATTTACAACTTCAACCTTTCTAAGTGGTCTCATGCTGAGGTTACGTTAGATTCGATTGCATCTTCAACAGCAATAACGACATCTTCTTCGTCAGGTCTTACGTTAGAGCAACTAGACGCATACGGAAGCATTGATACGCTGCCTGCAAGCCTAGATTCTTTTGGGTACACGGTTACATCTAACCTTCTTACAGGAACTATAGGAACAAAGATCGCAGCTTTCTCAGGGTCAAACTTAACGGCCAGTATTATTACGCCTGACCTTTCCATGAATGACATGCCTTCGGTTGTCACCTTGGTGAGACCTGTTATTGACAGCGGTTCTTGTTCCGTACAGATCAACTCCAGAAAGCGTTTGAATCAACAAACAGACTTCACGGGTTCCACATACTCCTCGAACTCTGATAACAGGATAGGTCTACGCTCGGCAGGAACCTACCATCGTTTGAACGTCATTCCTTCTGGTGTTTGGACTTCAGCGGTTGGTCTGGATGTGACGGTTGTGCCACAGGGTATGCGATGATCTTCAGGACGCTACCTCCGTTTGGTGGCGATCAGCGAGCCGTTGCTGAGATTGTCCGCAACATCATGGACGGTAAGACGAATAACACCGGAACGGTTACGCTTGCCACAGGAAACGCAACCACAACCACGATAACAGACGCGAGAATAGGGGTAGAGAGCAAGATTATTCTTATCCCTTACTCTGCTGCTGCCTATGTGAGTGGATTGCCCTACGGCTCGTTTTTCGACGTTAACGACCAAACGGCTGCAAGCACAACGGCATCCTATGCAGTCACGTTTTCCAATACGGATTTAAGCAATAACGTTTACTTATCGAACTCAAGTCGGATTAACGTCAGGGCGGCTGGGAAGTACAACCTTCAGTTTTCTGTGCAGTTTGCAAACGCTGACACGCAGATCCGAGACGCTGACTTGTGGCTAAGAAAAAACGGCACTGACCTTACTAACTCCAATTCTCAGTTCTCGATTCCTAATTCTCATGGTGGAACAGACGGGCACTTGATTGCCGCGCTTAACCTTTTTGTTGATCTCGCGGCTAATGACTATGTTGAACTTATCTGGGCTGCAACAAGCACACAAGTAAGGCTAGAGTACATAGGGACACAATCAAGCCCGACAAGACCGGCAACACCGTCGGTTATTTTGACGATGCAACACATCTCTGATGGGCCATTGGTTTATGTTTCAAGCGTAACGAACGGTTCTGCGACTGTTACGCACTATCCTAATTCAACGTCTGATATGACATACGGCTATGTGGTGGTCGGATGAATGTGCAATACATCAAACAAGACGAGCTAAGAAATGTCTGGCAGTACATCAAGCCAGGATTGGAAGTCATTCTTAAGAAAAGCCCAGAATCGTGGATACCTGAAGACATTTACTCGGACTGCTTTACGGGAAGATCACTTCTTTGGGTGTTTGTTGAGGATAACTCTGTTGTGGGCTTTGTTGTTTTGCAGCCTATCGGCGATAATTTGCATATTTGGTGCGCTTATGGCAAGGGAGATAGTCGTGCAGGCTTGGATCATGTTCTCGGCATTGCGAGAAGTGGTGGCGCGAAAACTATCAGCTTTGATTCGTGGCGTAAAGGCTGGGATCGCAAGGCTAAGGCGTTAGGTTTTAGACCCCGTAAGTGGGTGAGAGAGGTTTAACATGGCTGGCGGTACGACAAACACGGTTACGAGAACCGAACTTGACCCGACGATGCGCCCTTATGTCCAGTACGGACTAAGCGAGGCGCAAAGACTCTATCAACAGGGTGCCCCTGAGTTCTACACAGGCCAGACCTATGTAGGCCCGTCTCAGCAGACGCAATCTGCGCTGTCTGCGATGCAAACAAGGGCTATGCAAGGCAACCCGCTTGTGCCTTTAGCGCAACAGCAGTTAGCAACGACGCTTGGTGGTTCTCGTGCTGAGACGCTAGCAGGGGCAACAAGTCCCGTCTTAGCTAATACGGTTGCAGGTGGTTATCTAGGACAGAATCCGTACTACACGGCGGCTTTACAGCCTGGATTCCAAGCAGCAACAACTCAGTACCAAGACGCAATCAACCAAATGCGGTCTCGCGCTTCTCAGGCGGGACGTTACGGGACTAACGAAGCCTTAATGAGTCAAGAGCAACGCGCACAAGGAGCACTTGCTAACGCTCTTGCAGGGCAGGCTGCACAGTTGGGTTACTCCGGTTACGAGGCTGAGAGAGGTAGACAGCAACAAGCACTGGGCATGGGCCTTGATCTCTACGAAGCAGAGAGGGCCAGACAACAAGCGGCTATCGGTGCTGCTCCAGGATTGGCTGCGCAGGACTACACAGATATTGCACAACTTGCACAGGCAGGTCAGGCAGCAGAGACCTACCAACAGGCAGCCCTGCAAGACGCTATTCAGAGATTCAACTACCAACAGCAAGCACCTTACGCAGCCTTACAGTCATTCCTCTCATCTTCCTTTGGTGCGCCACAAGGGATGCAAACGGTTGCGCCTAGTTACTCTAACCCGCTTGCAGGTGTACTTGGTGCAGCACTAGCAGGAAAGGCTTTGTTGTCGTGAGCGGCGTAGAACCTCTTATTGCAGCCGAGGTTATTGGTTCTACCGCTGCCGCTGGGGCAGCCGAAGCCGCTGCTGCCGCTACTGCTGCTGAGATGGCTACTGCTGCTGCCGCTTCTCAGGCTGCCGCTTCTGCTGGAACTGCTGCCGCTGCCGCTGGTACTGCTAATCCATTTCTAGCATCTGCTTACGGTTCTTTGCCTGGGATGACAATGGGTTCACAGCAGGCGGCAATGCTTGCAGCGCAGACAGGTGAGTTTGGTTTACCTGGGCTTATGTCTACGGGTGGTTCTGCGACTTATGCTGGTGCTGGTGGCCCGTTAGCTAAAATGGCTTTTTCCTCTGGATCGCCTACGGCTATGCGTATGGGTATGCAAGGCATAAATATGATGCAGCAGTCAGCCCCGCAAGCACCACCTCCTCCAGGCATCAAGCGCGGACAAGTACCGCAGGGTGTAGATTTCAACTCGTTGCTCGCTCAACCAGTGCAACGCAAGCGCATCTCTCTGTTGTGAGGGCAAGATGGACGAATACTTAGCTCGATTGTTTGGAAGTCAACCGTCTTACATGGGGCAACTCATGGGGGCAGACGACGCAGAAAGACTTCGCCAAGAAGCGCAGCGTCAAGGTTTGTTAGGGACTGGCATTGGTTTGCTTATGGCTTCTGGGCCTTCTGCACAACGTCAGAATATCGGGCAGATTGTCGGTCAGGGGTTGATGGCAGGACAGCAAGCCTACCGTGGTGCAATGCAGCAAGCAGTGCAGGATCGTGTAACAGGGCTACAACTGCAACAAATGCAGAAACAGATGCAGGCCGAGGCTAATCTTCCAGAAGTTCTAAGGGCTGGCATAGTAAGGCCCGTTACTTCGCAGCAACGAGAACTTACCGATCTTGAACGTATGGAAATGCGTAGCCCAACAGTTCAGGAGTTAGCGTTAGGAGCTCCTCGTCTTGATGTTGAGCGTTTATTGTCTGCTGCTGTCTCTAAGGGTGTTCCAATTGACAAGGCATTAACTGCTGCCAAAACCATACAAGGCGCAATGCAGCCTGAGACCAAAGAGGCTGGAGGCATCATTTATGAACGGATGCCAGACGGCAACTTCCGCGCAGTTGCTGGCAAGCCTACTGTAACTAGCACCAAGAGAGGTGAGTCCCTTGTTGTCACTGACTTCAATGGAAACGTCAGAACAATCATGGCCCCAACGCAACAAACTGGGGCGGATGAAAACCCATTTACACCATTGATTACTGGTGGTGTCTTGCATCCATCGGTTATGCAGTTTGCTACTCAGTTGCAACGTAGCTTTCCAAACATGGATGAAGATAAAACAAACGCAAACATGGCTCGTCTAACTGAGATGAGCAATCGAGCTTTTGAACGAGATCAATCAAGACAAGATCGCGCGGCGACAACCTCACTAAGCAACCAAATTGCTCAGTTAAGAATAGATGAATTAAAAGCAAAACAAGAGCAAGCGAAAGATGGTAAACCGTTGCCAAGCCCTATCCTTAGTGATTTAGCCACTAAATCAGAAAACGCTGTCAACTTGAGAAGTTTGGCTAATAATTTCAAGGATGATTATGGCGGTTATCGCGTAGACGCTTTAGGTAGGGGCGCGATTATGCTTGCCTTGCGTTCTGATGATCCGGCCAAGAAAGATTTCGGTCAGTGGTGGCAGCAGTATGATCTTTTTGCAAACCAGATTAGAAATCAATTGTTTGGTTCTGCGCTTACCAGAACCGAGGCTATTGCGTTTGAATCCGCAATGATTACGCCTGGGATGTCTCCAACGCAGATTAAAGCAAATCTTCAAAGGCAGGCTGAAGCCGCTGAGAATGGGTTCAAAAAGATAGCGAACGCGTCTATAGCCCAGGGATACAGTAAATCTGCAATTGAAGCCTTAATGCCTAATATTGCATCTCAAACGCCAGTAGGAAGCGAACAAACCCCTGTTAAGGTCAACTCTAAGGCAGAGTATGACCGGCTGCCTGTTGGTTCTGTGTATATGAACCCTGAAGGCCAAATACTTACTAAGAGGCGTTAATCATGGCTAACTGGTGGGATCAAGACCTTGTTTCAAGCCAAAAGCCTGAGCAAAAGCCATTATCTGCCGGACAGGTTGTAGAAGGCGCGATTACCAACTTCCCTAAGTCTTTAGGAAACGTCATTGGCGGTGTCGTTGAAGCCGTTACAAGCCCAATTCAGACAGCTAAAACAGTCATTGATCTTGGCGCAGGCATTCTGCAAAACATCCTCCCCGAAGGTATGGTTCGAGCCATTGGCGAGGATAAAGCCTCTAGGGAACTTGCTAACAAGGTAGGCCAGTTCTATACCGAGCGTTACGGCAGTGTAGAAGGCGCAAAGAAAGCCATTGCTACCGATCCCGCTGGAGTCCTTGCGGATATATCCACGGTTCTTACTGGTGGGGCAATGGTTGCCCCTAAAGCTGGTGGTGTGTCTGCGACATTAGCTAAAGCAGCCTACGCAACAGACCCGCTAGTAGCCACAGGAAGAACCATTGCTGCTGGTACTGGGGCTGCTGGAAGAGGTGCAAAAGCAGTCCTTGGTTCTACGACTGGCGTAGGAACGGAGGCCATCCAGCAGGCGTTTGAGGCTGGCAAAGCAGGAGGGCAGCAAGCTAAGTCTTTTACAGAGAATCTGCGCGGCAAGGTTGGTGCAACCGAAGTTCTCGATATTGCCAAGCAAAACCTGTCTGATATTCAACAAGCCAAGCAAGCAGAGTATCGCTCTGGCATGGTCAACATCAGAAACGACAAGACAGTCCTTGACTTCACAGGCATTGATAACGCGGTTAGCAATGCTATGGGCAAAGTGATGTACAAAGGTCAAGTTAAGAACGAGGCTGCTGCCAATCAATTAGGCAAAGCACAGACTTACATTGAAGAATGGAAGGCTTTAGATCCTGCTGAATACCATACGCCAGAAGGTTTGGATGCTCTTAAACAGAAAGTTGGTGATGTACTAGAGGGTATTCCGTTTGAGGCTAAAACAGCAAGAGCTGCGGTTGGAGAGGTTTACAACGCAATAAAGAGCGAGATAACCAAGCAGGCTCCGACATACGCCAAGGTAATGAAGCAATACACGGATCAAAGCGATCTTATCCGTGAGATTGAACGTGCGTTGTCTTTAGGTCAGAAAGCCTCTGCTGACACCGCGATACGCAAGTTACAAAGCCTGATGAGAAACAACGTAAACACTAATTACGGCGAACGACTGAGGCTTGCAAGACAGTTAGAGCAGCAAGGTGGTAGGCAATTGATGCCTGCGCTTGCTGGACAGGCTATGTCAGACTTAACGCCAAGAGGTATTCAACGAGCGACTGCACCGATTACTAGCGGCATGGGTTTTATGGCTGGCGGTATCCCATTGGCTGCGGGTACTGCATTGGCATCTTCGCCTAGAATTGTTGGAGAAGCAGCCTATGGCATGGGACAATTGCAACGTGGCTTGTTAGGTGCTAGATCAGCAGCCCCGAATATCCCGTATCAAGGATTGCTCAATATGCTTTACCAGACGCAGCAGCCGAAAGAGTTGATGGAGTAAACATGGCAAAGACAAAGATTTCTGAGTTTTCCTCAACTCCAGGCAATAACACCGACATAGACGGTATCGACATTGCCGAGGGTTGTGCGCCGAGTAACATCAACAACGCTATTCGGGAGTTGATGAGTCAGCTTAAGAATCAACAAGCTGGACTCGATGGCGACACCTTCACGGTCTCGGATGTTTTAGCGGTTCAAGGTGTAGCTGCAAACGCAGGACGAGTCAGGATTGGTGAGGACTCAGACAACGGCTCGAACTACATCGAGCTTCGTGCGGCCTCAGCGATGGCAAGCAACGTTACGTTTACGCTGCCAGACGCAGATGGTGCTGCTAATGCAGTCTTAGGGACGGACGGTGCAGGCAATCTCTCGTTTTCGAGTGCGACAGGCACAGGAAACGTTGTCAGGGCGACATCTCCAACGCTGACAACCCCGAACCTTGGCACTCCTTCTGCCGCGACCTTAACGAACGCGACAGGACTTCCGATCTCAACAGGGGTTTCTGGGTTAGGGACTAATGTTGCTACAGCCTTAGCGGTCAATGTAGGCTCTTCTGGAGCCTTTACGACCTTTAACGGCGCGATGGGGACACCATCGAGTATTACCCTTACCAATGCAACCGGAATGCCACTGTCGGGCGTTACGGGCTTGGGAACGAACGTCGCTACTGCGCTGGGTATCAACGTAGGGTCTACAGGCGCATTTGTTACGACTTCGGGTTCTGGTGCTGCTGGAACCTGGGGGATCTCAATCTCAGGTAATGCCGCAACGGTCACAGACGGCGTGGTGACTTCTGGGTCTTATGCAAACCCTGCTTGGATTACATCGCTTGCCTCTTCCAAACTCACGGGAACGATCCCGATTGAGACAGGCGGCACAGGACAAGGAAGCAAGACTGCTGCCTTCAACGCCTTGT